CGCTGGCGATAGCCGCTGCGGTGCGGCAGCGTATGTTCGACGGCCCTGACCGTTCGGTGCACTAGCTGTGGCCGTCGGTTCGAGTGGCCTGGCCGTCGGTTCGGGGCTGAAAGTGATTGATCGTTCGGGTAATCGTTCGAACGATCACACCGAACGAACGATAGCTGAAGGGCGCAAACTGTGTTGCTCGATCGCCGGATGTGGGGGCAAACTGCGTTGCCCCACACGGAGTCGATCAGAGCGAGGGGCGAACGGAGGGGTGCAAAAGTGGGTAATCGTTCGAACGTCTCCCTCTCTCGAAGAGAGAGGCGAACGATCAAACCGAACGATCACTTTTGGGGGTGGGTTTTGCAGGGGGGCTTGCCTTCTGCGGCGGGGTGAGGTTATAATGTCGCGCATACCCTTCACGGTTGGAGCGTAGATGAGCAAACCACAACGACCCGCGAACAGCAACCCCGCCCGGCGTAAGTACGACCCGGCGGAGTGGATGCCGCGAGTGTGCGAGCACTTGAGAGCGGGGGCGAGTCTGTATGAGGCGTGTGCGGCGGTGGGGCCGGGAGCGCCCTCGCCGGACGCGGTGCTCAGTTGGGCTCAGAAAGACCCCGAAGGCTTGGGACGACAGTACACGCAGGCGCGGGAAACTGGTTACTTGCTGCTCGGGGATAAGATCGATCAGTTGGCGGCCGAAACACACACGTACACGCTTGTGCCGGAGTTGGACGCCGACGGCAAGCAGCTCTGCAACGAGCGGGGGGAGCCGTTGACGCGCCGGGTGTTGGTGCCGCTCAGTTCGGACGTCATCGCGCACAAGCGGTTGCAGATCGACACCCTGAAGTGGAAGTTGTGCAAGATGCTGCCCAAAGTGTACGGCGACCGCCTGACCACTCAGCACACCGGCGCTGAGGGCGGCCCGGTGCAAGTCGAGCTGAGCGTGTTTGATCAGATTCTGAACAATCTTGAATTGAAACGTCAGGCCGAAGACGGTGGGCGCGACTGACAGCGCAGCGCTGGCGGGGTTGCTGCAGGATGCGCAGCTACGCCAACAGTTCAGGCATCTCCCCCCGCAGCGGCAGGCGGCGTGGGCTTGGCGGGCGTTGTGGCTGAGCCAGGCTCATCGGCATCAGATACTCCCCGTGGGGGAGTGGTGGTCGATATGGTTAATGTTGGCCGGGCGGGGAGCGGGCAAGACCCGTACCGCAGCTGAGCAGGTCGGCTGGTGGGCTTGGAGCTACCCGAAGACCCGTTGGCTAGTCGCCGGGCCGACCTCGGCCGATGTGCGTGGCACCTGCTTTGAGGGCGACTCGGGACTGCTCACCGTGATACCGCAGGTGCTCATCAGCGAGTACAACAAAGCACTGCACGAGCTGAAGCTGACCAACGGCTCATTGATAAAAGGCATTCCGGCCTCGGAGCCCGAGCGGTTCCGGGGGCCGCAGTTTCACGGCGGATGGTGCGACGAGCTGGCGGCGTGGGAGTACCTGCAGGAGGCGTGGGACCAGATCCAGTTCGGTGTGCGCCTCAAGCTGCCCGACATGAAGTCCCGCCTGCTCATCACCACGACCCCCAAACCCCGCGACCTGATTGTTGACCTCATCAGCCGGGAAGGCACCGACGTCACCCTGACCACGGCGAGCACGTACGCGAACGTGGATAACCTGAGTGACAACTTCAAAGCTCAGATCCTAGCGTACGAGGGCACCAACCTCGGCCGGCAGGAGATCCACGCCGAAGTGATCGACCCGGAAGAAGGGGGCATAGTCAAGCGGGAGTGGTTCAAGCTCTGGCCAGCGGAGAAAGAGCTCCCGAAGCTGGAGTTCATCGTTCAGTCGTACGACTGCGCGTATACGGAGAAGACGCACAACGACCCCACAGCGTCGATCACCTTCGGAGTGTTCAAGCCGCAAGATGGGCCCATGAGCGTGCTGGTCATCGACGCGTGGCAAGATCACCTACAGTACCCCGATCTGAAACCCAAAGTCATCGACGAGTACGATATTGTCTTCGGCGAGGGGCGCAACCTGAAGAAGGTCGACCTCGTGCTCGTTGAGGACAAAGCAGCGGGCATCGTGCTCATTCAAGACCTGCAGCGTGCGCATGTGCCGGTGCGGGCCTACAACCCCGGCAAGGCCGATAAGATCCAGCGCCTGAGCATCGTCGCCAACATCGTGCGCGCTGGCCGAGTCTACATCCCGGAGTCGAGTGTGCGCGCCGGCTACGTACGGGACTGGGCCGAGGGCATGATTACGCAGATTTGTAGCTTCCCGAACGCGACGCACGACGACTTTGTGGATGCTTTTAGCCAGGCGCTGCGGTACATGCGCGATGCCGGCTGGCTCAACATTGACCCCGCGCCGCGTGACGACTACGACCCCGAGGATTACATCGACGCGCTCAACGACTCGCCGGACTACGCCGGCCCCAAGGTGAACCCCTATGCCGCCTAGCCTACTACCCCCGACCCCTGAAGAACTCGAAGAGCTCCGCCAGCGCCGCCGGGCGTCCCAGCTGAAGGGCTACGGCGAGGGTGTTGATGACCCCACGGCTCAAGCGCTGCTCAACGTGCGGCGTAACCTCGGAGAGATACCCCGAGCCATCGTGGGCGCAAAGCCCTATGAAGAGACCAACCCCACTGGGTCATACCGCGCCGTTCAGGCGTTGATGAACGCCCCTACCCCGGCGGCCATCATCCCCGAGGCAGCTCAGGCCGCTGGCAAAGCCGCTACCGCGTTGAGCGGGCTGGGGGCGCTCGGAGTCGTCAAACCTAAGGGCGGCAACTGGCTTGCTGGTACGGTTGAGAGAGGGTTACGGCTGTTCAAACGACCTGATCGTATGTTTCAGGGTGGGAATGAAATCACGCTCGAACAAGCTATGAACTGGCCAGGTTTAGCACCTGTAGCGGGTCGCGATATTGCAATCAACAACTGGATCGACACCAAGCTCGGCAAGTATGTTAAGAACGAAATGGCCACACCGGAAGACCCGGTACGGGCGCTGGCTGAGCGCGGGGTGTTGCATCGTGACACTTACGACCTGGGTGAGCCCGGTTCGGCCATGAGAGAAAAGCGCAGCTCACAGGGGTTCCCTGAAGAGGGCATGGCCGTTAGCCCCGAAGCTCAGTTCTGGGAGTATTTGGCGGACCGGGCTATTGACCCGGCTCGGGCAGCCGACTTCAAATACGGTTCGCTGGATGAGTCGATCCCGCGAAACAACCCTTGGCTTGAGAAGGTGCCAGATGAGGCTGCGGTCTACTCCGCAAAGGGTTTACAGCGCGACTTGGGCTTTGAGCACCTCATCGACGAGCTGCGCAACGCCACCGACCCCGACTCGGGCCTGCCGAGGTCGTTGCAGTTGAGCCCCGAGAAGTTACAGAAAGTCACGGTCCCACAGGCCGTCGAGCTAGTGGACAAGATCAACAAGTGGCGAGCCGAGCAGAAAGTAGCAGCTGACCTCAAACGGTCAAAGAACGCCGCCACGGTTGAGTACAAGGCGTATGACACGGTGCCCGGCACCACCGAGCCTAATCAGCGGGGGTTGCGTTGGGTTGAGCTCGCGCTGCCGTCTGCTCAAGAAGACGTCAGCAGTATGATCATCCAAAACGCCGGCAAGTACTCAATCCTTGAGCCGGGTCAGCGGTTGTCTTGGAAAGACCCCGCGTCGGGGCGGATTCTCTTTGATACCCCGGAAAAAGCCAGCGCCGCTTACAATCGCAGTCGGGGCGTTTCGGCTCTTGAGGAATCCCTCAAGTACGAAGGCGACACCATGGGCCATTGCGTTGGGGGCTACTGCCCGGATGTGGAGTCGGGCCGAACGCGTATCTACTCGCTGCGCGACGCCAAGGGCGAGCCGCATGTGACGATTGAAGTTGAACCCGGTCGCCTCAGCGGTAAAACGAGCCTTGAAGATTGGGCTCAAACCTATGAGAAAACTCATGGCGCTGGCACATCAGCCGAATTTTTAGCGAACCACCCTGAAATAGCAGAAGCGTTTGTTCCGACCATTAAACAAATCAAAGGTAAAGCCAACCGCGCCCCCAAAGACGAGTACCTACCTTTTGTGCAGGACTTTGTGCGCTCGGGGCAGTGGTCGAGCGTCGGGGATATGCAGAACACCGGCATGCGTTCGGCCCGAGACGTGTTCAGCGACGGTGAGTTGAACATGCTGCGTCAGGCGGGTCAGGACGTTCCCCCAGCGTTGAGCGGTGAGGACATTCAGCGGTTGCACAACCTGATCACACCCGAAGGGCGGCGATTCAAGTACAACGCACGCGGGTTCGTCGTCGGCTCGGAAGACCCCTTCAATTACGCCGCCGGTGGCGCGGTACACCTGAAGAAAGGCGGCGCAGTCACCAACCCCAACGAGCCCGAAGTAAAGCGCCTGCCGGAGCCGGGGTTGCTCACCGCGACGATGTACGCTGAGACGGCGGCCCGCGAGATGTACCCGAAGGACCCGGTCAAGCGCGACGCCGCAAGGCACATGATCGCGTCCAGCATCCTAGGGCAGAAGCTCAGCCCCGGCACCTCGAGGCTGCTCGGTGAGCTGTACGAGTTCAAGACCAGTCCGCTGCTGCACTTGAAGTCGGCCGTAGGGTTGGGCGCTCCGCCGCCGGGTTACGAGATGGACAAATTCAACAACGCCCTGGGGTCTGAGCTGCAGTTCCGCAATCAGGCCGAACTGCAACGCGGGGTGCGTCAGGCGGTGGACACCGGCCGGGCTCGGTTGACGCCGGATGAGCCCGCGCCCTACCGTCGGGGCGGTGCGGTTAAAATTGAAACTAATCCCACGCTCATGGCCGATGAGCTGTTGTTCAAGGGCTACAGGCGCTGAGAGGAACCCGAGCTATGGCTATCGAATTTCCACAACCCCAACTTGAAGACGAACTGCCCGCTGGGCCAATGACCGTCGAGTACGAAGAGGAAGAACTCGAGCTGGGTGACGCCGAGCTTGAGGAGCTGCCCGATGGGTCGGTGCTCGTCAACCTTGAGCCGGACAGCGGCCCGGAGGAGAACCCGGACTTCTACGCCAACCTGGCGGAGGTGTTTGACCCGCTGGACCTCGACACGCTCGCCAACCGGTACTTGGAACTCATCAAGAAAGACAAAACGGCGCGGGAAGATCGCGACAAACAGTACGAAGAAGGCCTCAAGCGCACCGGGATGGGCAAGGACGCCCCCGGTGGCGCGACGTTCATGGGCGCGAGCAAGGTCGTGCACCCCGCGATGGCGGAGGCCTGCGTCGACTTTGCCTCCCGAGCCATAAAAGAACTGTTCCCACCCGACGGTCCCGTCAAGACTAAGATCCTCGGTAAGAACGATGAGGAAAAAACCCAGCGTGCGGAGCGTAAACGCGACTGGATGAACTGGCAATTGACGGAGCAGATTGAAGAGTTCCGCGACGAGCAGGAGCAACTCCTCACGCAGCTGCCCTTGGGCGGGTCGCAGTACCTCAAGCTCTGGTACGATGAGCGGCAAAAGCGCCCCTGCGCCGAGTTCCTGCCCATCGACAAGGTGTTGATACCCTTTTCGGCCACGAACTTCTACACCGCGCAGCGGGCCACCGAGATCCACGACATCAGCGAGTGGGAGTTCAAGCGTCGAATCAGCTCCGGTATGTATCGCGACATCAGTTTGATGCGTGCTAGCATGGAGCCCGAGGAAACCAAGGCCGAAAAAGCCAACAACAAGATCGAAGGCCGCAAGTGGGATGAGAACACCGACGGCGAACGCCGTGTTTTTCACATCTACACGTGGCTCGAGCTTGAAGATGACCGCGAAAGCGGGGGCGAAATGGCCCCGTACATCTTGATGGTCGACGAACTTGAGGCCGAAGTGGTAGGGTTGTACCGCAACTGGGAAGACGGCGACGACTCGATGACCAAACTGGACTGGGTCATTGAGTATAAATTCATCCCGTGGCGTGGAGCGTACGCGATCGGGCTGCCGCACCTCATTGGGGGGCTCTCGGCGGCGTTGACGGGGGCGTTACGCGCCCTGCTCGACTCGGCGCACATCAACAACGCGCCGGCGATGCTCAAACTGAAGGGCGCAAAGGTGAGCGGGCAGAGCCAACAGGTCGACATCACGCAGGTTGTGGAGATCGAGGGCGCACCGGGTGTGGATGACATCAAGAAAATCGCGATGCCCATGCCTTTTAACCCCCCGAGCGCGGTGCTTTTTGAGCTTTTGGGGTGGCTTGACAAGGCCACCAAGGGCGTAGTCACCACGGCGGAGGAAAAAATCGCCGACGTGAGCGCGCAAACCCCCGTCGGCACCACGCAGGCGCTCATCGAACAGGGCGCAGCGGTTTTCAGCGCCATTCACGCCCGGCTGCACGATGCGCAAGGGCGACTTTTGAAAGTTCTGGGCCGTCTGAACCGTTGGCACCTGAAAGACATGCGTAAAGGCGAGGTGGTAGCGGACCTCGAGATTGAGGAAGACGACTTCAAGCGCAATACGGACGTCGTGCCGGTGTCGGACCCGCATATCTTTAGCGAAACCCAACGCATGGCGCAGATTCAGGCGGTCCTCGCTCGTGCGGACAAAGCACCGGACCTCTACGACCGGCGGGCGGTGGAAGAACGACTGCTGAAGCAGCTGAAAATACCCGGCTACAACGAACTGCTCAAGAATACGCCTTCGCCGGATGAACTCAGCGCGGTTGATGAGAATGTCGCCATGGCGCTGGGGCAGAACGGCTACGCTTATATGCATCAAGACCACTTGGCGCATATTCAGACGCACTTGGACTTCGCCCTGAACCCGGCGTTCGGCGGTAACCCTATCATGGCGTCGATTTACTTGCCTCGGGCGCTGGAGCACGTGAAGCAGCATATGATCCTGTGGTACTTGAACCGATCGCAAGGGTACGTGGCCAAGCTCCGCGACGGAAAACCCGTGAGCGAGGAAGAGTACGAGGACAAAACCCTGACGGCGCAGATTGACAAAGTGTACGCGCTCGTGTCGCAGCATGTCAAGTCCGACGCCGAGCAGGCGTTCGGTAAGATTCTTCCCCTCGTCGGGCAGCTGCTGCAGGCAATGCAACAGATGACCCCGCAACCTCAGTTGCCACCCGAGGCGTTGGTGCTCAAAGAGACCGCGATGGCCGAAACCCAACGTCGCGCCCAGCGCGATCAGGCCGAGATGCAGCTCAAAGGGGCCGATATGCAGCAGCGGGGGCAAATTGACATAGCGCGGCTTCAAGCCGAGCAGCAACGCGCCGCCGAGCGTGATCAGATTGACGTGGCACTGAACGCCTCTGATAACCTCACCCGCGAGCGTATAGAAACCGCACGCCTGACTCAAGAAGATGACAGGCTGCGCACCGAGCAGTTGGAAACTGCAATCCGGCTTCAAAACGAAGCCCAACGTAACCTAGGAGCTAATCGTGGCCCAACCATCCAATAACCTCAAAGACAACGAAGCCGTCCCCTATCACAAGCGCATCGC